ACACTTCGCCCTGCGTCATTCAATGTTGATGGTGATTGTTGCTCTAAATAATTGCCAGAAACTAATCTGTTACCATTTTGACTAGCAGTTGTACTCCATGCAGTTATACTCATTATTGACTACTCCAATATTCAATCATCTCATTTCTTTGTCTTTCTGCCTCTAGTTGTTCATTTTCTACTTGGTCTATTCTTTCTCTTTTGATAGTTTCTGCTTTTCTATCTGGGAAAGTATCAGCATAAGCAACTGAATAATTTTTATAAATAGTTTCCATTATTCTTAATTTTTGCTCTTTATTACTTGCTTTTCCAAGTGCATTAAGTAAGGCAACACCATCTGGTGATTTTATAAGTTCAGCTAACATTTTTGTGTTAGTGTTAAATGCCCATTCCTTTAATGAACCAACTGTACCTAATGCAAAATCTAATTTTAAAATAGACAAAAGATTAGCAGATGAACTTTTTGACATAGTCTCTTGAAATTTAATTTTTTCAAAAGTATTAGAATTTTTAATTGGTCTAAACATTTCATCAGAAATTATTTTAAATTCGTCTAATGATTTTTTAAATGAACTATGTGTAATTTTTTGATTTGGATTTAAATTTTTATTAATTTGTTCAAACCAGTTGTTTAAATTTTTATAATCGTCAGATGTTTGTACTAAGGCCTCATAAATTTTAACTTGGTTAAATTCAGCTTTTTTGCCATCTTTAATTACATTTGTAAGTTTTTTAGAAATGTAATATGGCATAAGTTGTTCTAGCACTGCACCATTACCAGTATTTTTAAGCATTTTTATAAATGCTTGTATTGTGTTTGGACTAGGATTTGAGGCCATAAACTTCAAAGTTTTATCCATGAATTGTGTACCTGCAAGATTTGAGGAATTGCCAGTCTTACCTAATTGTTCCCAACTACCAAACACATCAACAGTCAACTCATTCATCTGGTTAAAAGTTTTTACTTGGTCAGCTTTATATGTTTGTGCCTCACCATATCTATTTACATTTTTACCAATAATTTGTTCATCAATTATTTTAATAACATTTTCTGCGTCTTTGCCATACATGGCTTTTGACTTGCTATCTACACTTTGTAATTTTGCGTTAAGATTATTTCTTAATGTTATAAAGTCATTTACACTGGTAAATTCTTTTGGTGTATAAATTGTTTCATACATTTTATTTCTATTTGCGTCATATCTAATTTTTCCATTTTTATCTCTTAATACTCTTTTTTCTACATTAAAGAATGATGGAATTACCTCTGTTTCCAAGAAAGATAAATTACTTGGTGTAGTACCAGATTTTTTTAATCGTTCTGATTCTTTTAATATAAGGTTCATGTCAAGTTTCATTTGGTCTGAAACTTTTGCATTTAAATTATCTTTACCTATTATTTCTCGCCATTTTGCATTAACACCATCATAATGTTTGACCATGTTATCAACTGCATTTTTACCTAAAATTCTACCAGAGTTATCTTTTACCATATCTAAATATGGCTTAAATCTTTCTTGGATAGTTTTATCAAACTGCAAACCACGTTGCACAAAGAACTCAGCTAATATTCTTTGTCCTGCCTCTGAACCTTGTAACGAACCAACAATGTTGTTGACTCTTGAATCGTCTAATAAATCTGCAACACTTCTTTTGCTACCAGTCCAATTAATCCATATATCATCAAGTTGTTTTACGTTCTCAATAAGAGGTGACCATTGTGAATATTTAATTTGATTTAAACCCTCTGGACCAAGAACTCTTTCTAGGTATTCTTTTGTATTGTTACCACCTACTTTGCTTGTAACTTTTCTACTTATAACGTCTGCAACTATTGTTGCACTTATACCTGCCATACTATCAAACATTCCAAGATTGTATGCACCACCACCAATGATTGCTGAACGTATTGCTTGAGCAGATTGCATACCACCAAAAGGATTTTTAAATGCACTAGAACCACCTGCCCATTTTGGTATTTTATTTAAACCAAATTTGTCAAACACTGCAAAGTCTGTTGCAAATGTTACTGTTGGTTCACTTGGCAATATGCCATAACCTGCACCAGAAATTTTGTCTTTATCATCAAATAAACTTAATGGATTTGACTCTCTTAAATTAGCACCAAATGGTTGAAAGACATTTAACAATGGATTTGCATTATCTTGTTCTAGCAAACTTGGAATTGCAGTGCCAAAGCCTTGATAACCTGCGTCACCATATTTACTTTGGTCTAACAAACCAGTCTTATATTTACCATAAGCTATACCCTCACCTATAAGGTTAGGAATATCTAATAAATATGAACCTGCTCTCGGCACTGCTCTTGCAGTAGTCAAAGCAGTATTAGTTAAATATTGACCTAAATTTGGATTTACGGATAACGTGTTTTCTTTTACATTTTTCTTCATCTCATCAACAGTAGAACTATTATCCTCTACTGCTGAATCTACTATCCAATAATTTTCACTCATATTTAATTACTTTTATTACGAAATTGATAATTTAACATTATTTGTTGTAGGCCTTTGCCAGAATATGGAACTGCGTCTGTTGTCAATCCGTAACCATTTAACACTAATGGCATTGCAACAATTCCAAAAATTGCCTCACGTTTACCAGTTTGAAGTAAGCCATCTAAAGTTGCTTTGTCTACACCTTGTTGTTCAGCAATTTGATAATGTACTGGTTCAAAAGAGCCAGTTTCTAAAATATTATCAGCAATAGAATACATCTCATCTGGCACATAGCCACTATGTTCCCACACAACTCTTTCTTGACCACTTTCAAGTTTGACAATTTTCTTTTCTGTTTTCCAAACACTATCAAGAGTCATTTCACTGCCATCTTGATAAATACCTTTAGACCATTTGTATGGTGTTTCTACAAACTCACCAACTTCCTCTGGGTTGTTGTACACAACTTTGTATCTTTCTATTCCACCACTTGTAAATTGTTCTTCGTAAGGTAGGTCTTGCCATTCTTCTAATGATATTTTTTTACCATCAGGTGAAATTAAATGTTTAATAGAAATATCTGGTACTGCAAGTTGATTTCTTTGTATAATAGCAGTTCTAATGTGAACTTTTGCTAAATCACCCATTAAATCATCTTGTTTAATTGCAAAAGCAAATGGTGAGTCACCAGACAATAATCTTTTTGGCAGTGATAATATGCCACCATCATCTGGGTTAGCAAATCCACTATCTGGCATAGATTTCAAAATACGACCAGTCTCGTTAATGTTCATCACTGCTCCAGTTTGCGCCCTAATAGCCATGTTTTGACCTTGCAGTGAGTTAGCATACCATTCGTTTGCAAAATCAGTAAACTCGCCATTAGTCATTTCTCTACCAGTTTGTTGATTTATTTTTGTGTTGCCAAATTCATCTACAAATATTTCATCACGTCTATTAACACCTGCTTTTGGATTATTTTTATCAAGCCAATTACTCCACCAAACATTAGTCTTACCACCAAGTTGTAAATACTCTGGTTGGAAAGTATTTTTAATTTGTATTTGGTTTGACATATTCATTGCGCTTTTTGCAAATTCTGTCTGCCATGCTTTAATATCAGATGTTAAAAGGTTTTTACTATCTACTAGATTTTGTGGGTCTAAATTATCTGGTCTATCTACTCTATCAATCTCGTTAATATTTGTTTCACTGCTAACATCTTCACCTAGTAAAATCCTTTTTGCTCTTTCTATTCTTAATTGTTCTTTTAACAAATTAGGATTGTTAGGGTCATTTATTAGTTGCGCTTTAATATTAGTTAATTGGTCATCATAAATAGCAAGTTGGTCAATAATCCACCCCTCTTTATATTGATAATCTGGTTCATCACCTTTTAATACTAATTGTGGTGGCGATACATCTGAATAATATTGTTGTCCATCTATTTCAATAGTTGGTCTAGCATTAGGTTTATCAAATTCACTTACTGGGATTGTTGTGCCATCATTCATAATCCAATTTTGTACACCATCAATATTTACAATTCTTCTATCAGATGGTTGTTGCATAAATCGTTCCATGTATTTAGACATAAAACCCTCTGGGTCTATATTGTAAGCAGTTCTTTCTGCGTCAGTAAGATTTGACAAAATATCGTACACTGCTTTTTTTTCAGCTAGACTAGGATATTGTGTGCCAAATAATTGAGATAATTTTTGAAAATTGTTTAAAGGTGCAGTTACATATTCTGGGTATTCAGTTGCAGTTTCAAAATTATAACTAGGTGGTGCAACTTGACTGATTGGCAAACCTGCATTTGTAGATGGGTCGTAAACTGGTTTTGTTACATTGGGTTGTACATTGTTAATTAAACCTTGATATTGATTAAAATTATCTTGCACATTGTTATATATGTTATTTAAGCCTAAAATATTATTTTGCATATTTTCTTTTCTTTGAACATTGTTGCCAAATATATTTTTGTTAAAACTAAATTCAGTCATTACCCTAATAATCCTTTCAATCTTTCATTTCTTAATAAACCAAATTGTCTTGCTCTATTTTGATTAACTCTATTTGCTAATCTGCCAAATTGTGGTGGTCTTATGGGCATACCACCTATTTCTTGTACGACTGAATTTAAATTTAGGTTAGGTGCAAGATTCATATAACTGCCTTGTCCATATTTACCACTACTAGACTTTTGACCTTTGCCATAATTTTTTAACCACTTATCGTATGCTTCTTTAACAAAATTGCTCATAAATCTATCCTATTCCAAATCCAAATCCACTTGACTTACCACTAGACGTACCACTTGTAAGTTTAGTAGGAAATCCAAATGCGTAAGAGTTTATTAAATCTGCAAAGTCCATAAGTCTCATTCCGTATGCGTCTTGGTCATACATCATTTTAGACATATCCATTTCTGCTTTTCTATCTTTTCTGAAATTGTCCATACCTGCATAACCATAAGAGTCAGCAAGTGAAGTGTCTGCTAAATCATATAAACCAGTTTGAAAATCGCCATAGTTTGCTAATAAGTTAGCCTCAGTATTGTTCAAGTTTGCACCTGCGTCACCTAATAATGCAGAAATATCTGCACCTGCGTTATACATATTCTGTATGTAATCTTGATTGCCAGTAAATTGTCTTGCTCTTTCATTTTCAGCAAGTTCAACCATGTATGGTAATACTGCGTCAGATACACCAGAGCCTACTGCATTAGCATACGCACCACTGCCACCATATCTACCCATACCTGCAAACTCTGAGCCAATTCTATTAGTTATTTGGTCAGTAGTGCTAGACAAGAAATCATCAAGATAAGACTTGCCACCATCTGCACTCATCATGTCGTAAGCATTTAGGCCTTTACCTGCATTAAAATCATCTAAGCTAGTTCCAGTTCTACCAGTCTTTAGAAAATTTGATAGATAGCCACCACCTGCTGTTGTTGGGTCACCACTGAGATATGAATTGTATGCAGATGTTACGTCTTTAAATGCGTCTGGTTGAAAGTTTTTATACATTTCACTTCCATATTTTTCCATATCAAGCATTTCTTTTGTAGGGTCTGCATAAAGATTATTATAATCATACCCACCTAAATATTCTTTATTGCCTTTATCGTACTCAGCTTTAGCACCCTTTAATATTTCTTCAATATAGGGTTCAGTAGGTGCGTAAGGTTTTACCTCACTTGTACCACTGCTAGATTCACTCGATTTTTTACGACTGCCACCTAAACTCATATTATTTATCCTCTTTGTTTGTTAAGTTAATTTCTAAGGCCAAATGTGTGTCTTTAAATCCATAAGCCTTAAATACTTTTGACCAACCTTTTCTGGCCAGACAAATTGCTTTATGACAACCATTTGCTTTTGCATATTCCATTAGATTTTGCATAGCGACATATTGCCATCTTTTACGTTCAGTGCCAGTCATTACAAAAACTGACCCTATTTTAAATTGTGGTCTTTCTAGTATTTCAGTAATTACAAAACCTTTATGTGTTTTGTTCTCGCTATCCCAGACTAACCATAGTTGCATATCACCATTAACGAGTTCATTGTAAACATCATTAACGTCATATCCGTTTTCTGCTTTTACTAAGATGTTGTTTAAGTCATCTTTAATAAGCCAAAAGATTTCTTTAACCTTTTCTTTTGGTAAAAAGACTACCTTAAAAGGTAAGCCACTTGTTTGTGCCATCATATATTATGCTTAACACTCCATAATTTGTGTTAATTATTTTGTTTGCTGACCCCTCAATAGTGTTTCCACTGTTTGCAGTGATTGTTATGTTGTGCGTATTAGCACTGCCACTGCTATCCTTTATAATTAAATTAGTGCCTATTGGTGGTGACTTTGGCAAAGTAAGTGTTGTTGCTTGATTTACACTGACATCAAGAAACATATCATCTACTTTTACACTATAACTAGCCACCCTTACTTTTTCATAAGGTATATTTAATCTATTAACCATTGTATTAACTGCTTGAGTTAATTGTTGGTTAAAATATTCTTGGTTTTGCGTTGGTGTACGTCTTATATATTCAATAGCCATTGTTTCCACATGATATTAAAAGTAAAAGGACAAATAAAATTAATGCTACATCTAATTTATGATTGTGTGGTGGAAACCTAAAACCTTTGTATTTAATAATCATTAATCTATAATTTTTTTAATTCTTACTCTGCAAGTGTCTGGTGTTACACAATCTGTATAGACCTCTGCCGTAACGGATTTACAACTTACCATGATACCCTCTTTTTCATCTATTCTCTTAGCAACCTTACGTTTTTCTTCCAAACATTTAGAAAGAGATGTAACTCCATTTTCATCATACATAGGTGTATGCTCCATTATCTTCCCATCAGCAGTTGTAATTAGCATAATTGCAAATACCATCTCAATCATGTGACCCATTCCCTCTTAATTTGTCTGTTAGTCCTTCTAAATCTATTACTCTTTCCTCAAGAAAATCTACTTGCAGTTGGGCTTTTCCTATTAATGGTAATTGTGTTTCTGCGTTACTTTGTAGTGATTCTAATCTACCACTAATAAATTCTATTAAAAGAAATGCCTCTTTAAGTTGGCTATCAATTTCTGTTACTGGAATAGTATCTATATGCTCATTTATTAATTCTATATCATTTAAAACTAATGCAGATTGTGTTTCTAGCGCAGTAATTCTGTTTGTTAAACTACTGTAACCAAAGACTGCACTTGCAACTACCATTATGATTCCAATTAAATTAATAATTGGCATGGAAATGGCTCGGTCAGAACTTACTGAAATTGGTTTTTCAGACATTACTGAACACCATCAAGTGTTGCGTTTACTTCCACTCCCATTGCGTCTGACCAATTTGCTTTAGCAGGTACTTTCACCTCTATCTTATGATATTTACCAGATTGTCTAAATGAGGCTAAACCATTATCATTGCAGGTTGTAAAACCACTTTGCTTAACTGTACCACCTGCACGTTCTCTACTTACTAAATTAATTTGACTAGGTGTGTACCCTAAGAAAGTTACATTTAAAATATTTTGGTCTGGTGCAACTACAATAGAACATAGTGTGTCATTAACTATGGTTGCTACAATGAACTTAGCATTGTTAAACTGGCTAGATACATCATTAATTCTTATAACATCACCAACTGTTAGTTCAGTTGTAAATTTTGTACCAGTACCATTTATAGTTGTGCCAGTAATTGAAATTGTGCCACTAGCAACTTTAGGCTCTACATCTATTACTGGATTTATGTTTGTAATAAATGTTCTTTTGCCATCTGCATATTCTTGTTCACCTATGCTTATTGTTGCCTCTAAACTATCACCACTAAATGTACCAAATTTATTATTGCCATCAAATGCAGAGAAAAACAAAGTTCCACCCTGCCATATTCTACTATCAAATGAGTCTGTAAATGTTTCAATGTCAGTGCTTATGTTATCAAGTGCCTCTAATGTTGTACCAGTTGTAAATGCACTAGATACATTTTGTGTTGCAACATCTATATAAGACCACCTATCAGCAGAATAATTGTAACACAATATTCTATCTGGGTTGCCATTAGATGAGTTAGTTGTTGGATATGACCAGAAAATTAATTTATTTAATGGGTCATGCCCAGATGTAATTCTTAAAATATTAGATTGGTCTAAACTATCATCAAACCATTTATCTATTTTGTTTTCACCTATAAGAGTTGTACTTTCACCATTAGTTTTACAAAAACCATCTTGAGACAAAAAATAAGTTTCAGAACCTACAGTTTGAATACTACCATGTGCAATAGCACCTCGTTCTTGTTCAATGGCTCTTATCTGAAATATTGATGAACCACCAACAAAGTTAAGTTGAAATATTTTGTTTACACAAAGTATAATTCCAAATTCACCACCTACTATGCCAGTTATTTCTGACGTATCAAATAGTGTTTCCTCGTCTGACTGGTCATTACCAATAGTCCAACTTGCATGATTGCCAATAGCTGACCAGTGTATTTTATTTCTATTTGTTGGTTGCCATGCGCTAACAACAAAGTTTCTAACAACTGCTGTATGCCAAAAAGTTGGTGGACTGCCACCTAAATTTGCCCATGCAGTGCTTGAATCTAATTGCCATACTTGAGGTGCATTAGAACCATTACTTGCAATAATATAATTACCAAATTGTGTAAACTGCCAATCATTGTCAGCAGGTGTACTAAAAGTTGTACCACCACTAACATCTGTAAATGTGTTTGCAAGGTAACGATATAGTTTTGTACTATCACCTGCAAAAGACGTTATGTTTCCTGCTGATGATTTAAAACTTGCAAAACCTTGACATCTATTGCTTAGTGCATTTGTACTGACTGGTGCAAGGCCTTTTGTTGGTTTATAACTTTTAAAACTTGGAACTACATTTCTTGCGTCTGTTAAACCCTCGTTTCTGTACTCTGGGTGGTCTGGAGTCCAGTCCATAAATTGCTTATAAGCCATAAACTATTCCTCGTTTACAGTTGACCTCATAATCAATGGTGCGTCTTGGTTGTATTTGTTCTTTAGATTTAGTGCTACAACTCTTTCTACTCCATTGTTATAAAAACTTAACCATTCTTGAATAATGGTAGGGTCAATCCCTCTGATAAACGTATGTGAAAAATATAATGAACCATACAAATAAACATCTGCATGATTTGTTAATATATCATTAGTGTCATTGTCATTCACCAATGTGTCAAATTTTTTATAATAGTACATTTTAACAGAGTAAGTGCTATCTGGCATAGGGTAGAAATGTATGTTATCGCCAATAATAGTGTAAACCTCTGGTTGCCCTACTAATGAACCACCATACATACTAAATGCTGTTTCTGGTGATACATATTGCAATGTGTTTTTTTCACTACCATCAATATAAATACTTGCTACACCTAAAAAGCCACTAGGCAATGACTCTATCTCATCATTAACACTTAATGTAGAAAGGTTAATCATCTTGTTATAACCAGAGTTAGCAAATTTACTGTTAAAGTCTTGTTCAGCTAGTGCAACAAAATCTGTAATTTCATTTGTTAAATCTGAACGACCTAACCAGTTTGCTATACTGGATTTTAGGTTTGCAAAATTGTTTAGTGCCATTTAAAAAGTTCCTTCTGATGTTCTTAAATATGCCCACTTAGGGTTATTTAATTTACGTTGTAAGTATTTGTGTTGTTCTTCACCCTCTAAACTGGTGAACATAAAACCATCTTCTTGCAACCATTGGTATGCAATGATAGTTGGTATTTCTGCAATGGCTCTCATAGACTTATCTCTATTGTAGCCTCTGCCAAATTCGTTTCTTTGTGCCTTATTGTGTTTTAAGATGTTTTCAACATCTTGGTATTTGTGTTCAATTAATGTTTGTGATTGTTCATCTGCTTTAACAATCGTTCCCATTTCACCATCATGCGTATGTTCGTATGTCTTTGCCATTTTTATTTATAATTTTTGTATTCCCAATCTACTTTTTGTAAATTTAATTGAGGTTTATTTGGGTCAGTTATATGTCCACAATTCCAGTTTTCATGCTCTTTAAAAAAATCTGGTGTAACTTTCCACAATGCAGTTGCTAAATTATATCGAGTACCTTGATATATAGTTGATACTCTATGTAATTGTGCGGAGTCAATTAAGACCATTCTGTTTTCTACTGCTTTAATTCTTTCTATTTCGTTATTGTCAATACACCTTGCAGATTTTTGTGAGTCTTCTAATCCATTTCTATTTTTGTAAGGTGCAATTTCTAAAAACCCACCTTTACAATCAGCAGAAACTTTAGGGTAATAAAGTAAACTTTGTTCAGAAATCCAATAATTATCACTAAAATAATAATACTCACCAGTATCTTGGTGCCATTCTAAAAATCCACCAGAGTTTATAACCCTAGACCAATATTCAAAACCACCATTGGGGTATTCAGTTGGGTCAATATAGTCTTGCCACAATAATTGTATAACTTCTTCAACTTTATTTCTTGGTTCTTCATTCCACCAACCACACCAGTAATTATATTGTGGCATAGTTTTATAACTTAAATGTTCAGTTAAATCGTAATTTAAGTTAAGAACATTGTCCTTAACAATCATAAATAAACTAAAAAATTTAAGTAATCTAAAATAGGTGCATATTTCCAACCAAATCCAAATAGAAAATTGGCAACATATATAAACCCATTAATAATTATTATTTTAGTTCCTAAGAATACAAATATTACAAATAAAATTGTATTAGTTAATCCGTAATTTTTGTGAAAGTTAATTAATTTTCTTAGTAGAGGAAAATTCCATTTCATATTTGTTTTATATTATCTTCTTTTTTATCTTTATGTAGTGGGTGTTGCCACGCATTGTAGTAATCCCATTTTTCAATTTGTCTGCATGAGTAAGGTGCTAAATGATTATGGTATCTTTTTTCAAATGCCTCATAGATAGGCACTTCACCAATATTAAATTTTTTTCTAACTTCTTCTAAATCACTTTCTATAAAATCTAATGGGCTATGTATTCCTAATTCTTTTTTACATTTTTTTAGATTTGCTTTACACTCTTTGTAAACTTTCCAAACACCTCTGTAATCACCAGTTTTTTTTGCTACTGACAACATAACAACAAAACCAATTATTTGTGATGGTTTGTAATCTAAAAGGTGTCCAGTTACTTCTTGTATTAAACCCTCACCTAAAGCATGAGTATTGTATTTAAACAAGGTATGTAAAATATCATGTGTAATTACTACATGACGTGATAAGTTTGTTCTTACAACATCAAGACGAGATTTCACTTCGTCATCTTTAAATCTTTGGTTGTATAAAACTTCAAGTCCAAGATTGCGTACAATTTTATAATATTCTGCACCGACTGTATTAGATGGTAAAGATGATAAATAATCCATATCCATTAACTTAGGTAAAACTGTTTTTTCAACGTACTCTTTATCGTTGTGTTTTCTACCCCATACAACATCTTGACCTAAAGTTGTTTGAGTAGCTTTATTCATCATCATCAAACCAAATGGAAATTGCATTTCTCTATATAATGTTGTGACTGGAATACCGAGTTTATCTTCTTCCATTTGTTCCTCAGATTTATTGTATATCTGAACAATGTCATTTAATGACTTTCCAATTTTATATAAATTCCACATTAGATTACTAATTTTATAATTCTTGCAGGTATGTCGCTTTCATTTTTTATTGAAACTGAAATGCTTTTTAATTGTCTTAATTCGTTTTGTTCTATGTTAGAACTTGCTATTGAACAATCAGCAGAAAATAAAAGGTAATTATCGCCATCAGATTTATTTATTGTTTTTGTTTCACCAACATTAATGTCAATAATTTTTAAATCATAGGGTTTATCAGATATAAAACAAAACAACCTAGTATCATCTTCTTTAGCCATGATGTCGGTTTTTGTTGCTAATGCCCAACCATTTGCTTTAGGGCTAAATTCATCATAATCAGCACCAAAATTATAAGTTGTAATTAATTCTTTATTTGCGATTGCGTCTGGTGTTGACGTTTGATTATAATTACCAGAACGTATTTTATCATTACTTGTTAAATCTTTATATCTATCTATATCAGCAGTTGTAATATCACCATCATTATCCCAATATTGTTTGTATTCAACAGAACCTTTTAACAATATTAAATTGTTGGGTGTTTTAAAAATTTTAGAACTTTGTGTATCGTAAGTTAAATTATCACCATCAACATTATCACTTAAATTAATTCGTTGTATTAAATCAAATTTATTACCAGAATTTATTGTAATTTCTGATTCATTAAAATAATGTTTTTTAATTGCGTTAAAATCGTATCTCATTATATATCTGTTACCTCAGTTTCTTCTTCATCATGTTTTTTAATAAGTGTATCTCTATCTATTTCTTGTTTTTTTCCTAAATCAAGTTTGACTAAGTTATTAATAATAATTGTCTCGTCATCTTTTGTTTCTTTAGAAATTTCTTCAAAAAAATATTGTTCACTAAATCCTAAATTAGTAATCCATTCTCTTTCTACAGTTTTAAAAAACGTATTGTGCATTGGAACTGTAGCAACATGATTATTTCTTAATAAATAATTAAAAGACTCGCCCTCAAAATTTAATGGTGTCCAATAAGTAATCATTAAATCTTCTATTTTTTCTTCGTCATTCTCTAAGTGTTTACAAACATCTTTTTCATAAACTTTAGTGTAAGTTTTATATTTATATTCCATGTTAATATGTAAGAGTAAAAGTAACTGAATTACCAACTTGTGATGTCATATAATTTATTTGTGCTGTTGCTAAATCAAAGGCAGTTCCACCACCTGCTGTTGTATTTTCTAAAACTAAGCTGTTAGCACCAGAACTTGGTGCTAGAAAAGAATAGGTAGTACCACCAACAGTCATACCTCTAACATTACCAGTAGTATAAATATTATATCCATTGCCACTTCCACTAAAATCTACTTCTATACCACTTAGACCGAGTGTGCTTATAGAACAATCAGTAATTGTATAAGAGTTTAAATTATTTGTAGTGACTGCACCATCTGACATACTTCCATTTGCACCTCGAACAGTAAAAACATTTTTTCCACTACCTACAGTATAAGTTTGGACTGTAAAACTAAAATTATTATCAGCAGTTGCAGACGCACCACCATAAAAATCATCAAATTGAATTTGACCACTTGTCGGTATTGAATTGTTTACTGTTGTATTAGGAACATTAGAGCCACCTCTATAATATTCATTTATTGAGTGGGGTGTACTTCCACCAAATTCCCCTGCGATATTAGACAAAGATATTGCACCAGATGTTTGCAAAGCCATATTTTAATCCTCACACTTACAAAGTTTTTTTGTTTTTAATTCCTCAACTTCATTTTTTAAATCTTTGATTGCCTCAATGAGATAACCAACAATATTTCCATAAGCAACAGATTTATATTCACCATCAATAACTAACTCTGGTGCAACTTCTTCAAGTTCTTCGGCAATTACACCAGAACTTTTTTCGTTATCTTTTGTAAATGTAACACCTCGCATTTGAGATACTTTGTCTAAAGCATTGTCTATTGTTTCAATATCTGATTTTAATTTCTTACTTGAATAAGCTGTTATGTTTGATGAAGCTGTTATTGTACCAGTTACAGAAATACCACCACTTGTAGTTTCTAATTTCTTAGCATTACTATAAAAAAGATTTGTCGCACCATTTTCAATGCAAGTAATCATATCATCATTATCTACATTTGATTTAAGTCTAACTTCCGTTCCTCTTATTATTAAATCACCAGTACCAGAATCACGAATATATGAATGGTTACCATCATGGAAAATCTTTAAATCTTCACTTGCTCCAAACTTTGCTTGAATACTATCACCAAATGCTAAATCACCAGTCAAAGTACCACCTGCTAGTGGTAGTTTGGTATTATCAGTAGCAGATGTAATATATCCTGCACCATTAGTTAATTGGTTATTGTTTGTTGGAATAGTTGGTTTGTTTGACAAGTCATTATAAGAACCAGATGTAGCAACAGTTGATAGAGATGGTTTGTTTAGAATTTGACTGTCACCACTTGATGAGTTCCAGTCAGCATTAACATTAACCTCTGCACCTGCACTAATGCCATCAAGTTTTGTGCCATCAGTTGCAACATCTCTACCATCTACTGTACCATCTAAAATTATATTTCCACTAACATCAATTCCTGTAGCATTTGTTTCGACTTTGACTATTCCATTATTGGCTATTTTTACTGCACCACCATCAGTCATTGTTATATAATCTTTAGTATTATCTGCGTTAGATATTCTCATATCTGAACCAAGTATTCTTAAATAACCAGTTCCAGTATCTTGAATATAAGAATGATTGGTGTCATGGTAAATTTGTAAATCGCCACTACCACTTGCACCACCTAAAGATAATTTAACATTATCGTTAAGGTGTACTTCACCAGTAAATGTGCCACCACCAGATAATACAGATGGTATAGTTGCAGATGAACCTAAAGTACACGCAACACCATTAATAGTAATTGTTGGACTTGCAATAGTTGTTGCAACAGAAACATCACCACTTGCGTTCATGTTAGCAGTTCCAGTTACAGCACCAGTTAATGCAACTGTTGTTGTTTGATTATCCCAACTATTTGTTCCATCATAAACTAAGATTTGTCCTGCTGACGGACTAGAAATATTTGCGTCAGTTGCCTCACTCAGTTCATTAATCCCAGTAATTTGTGAGTCAACGTAAGTTTTTATAGCTTTTGCACTTGCCACTGTATCATCTGAACCAGAAACACTTGTAATATCGGTATCAACAAAACCAGATATAGCTGAATAAGGCACGTTGCTTATTGTGTTGTTAGAACCAGAAATAGTTTTGTTATTTAATGTATCAGAACTGGTTGCAGTAATATAGCCACTGTTATTTGTCCATTGAGATATAGAACCAGATTTGTTTGTGAAAGTTGACGTTGATGATGGTGTTACATAACCACTATCATTAGTCCATTGAGAAATATCACCACTTTTATTTGTAAACGTTGCAGTATCACTTGCGTATGCAGTTAATTCTGATTGAACATATTGTGTATTTGCTAATTTTGTTGAATTGTCATTTGCACTCTGAGTAGGTGCAGTTGGGTTGCCAGTAAATGCAGGGCTAGATAAACCTGCTTTGCCATTAAATTGAGTTTGTATGTCAGAGGTAACACCATTTAAGTGTCCTAACTCTGCGTCAGTTACACTGCCATTTAGTACAATGCTGATATTATCGTTGGGGTCATCATAAGTTACAGTCACACCACTATGTGTACCTGCATTAAACATTGCACCCACTGTATCACGTTGACCCTCTGGGTTTATACCAAAGAAACTTGCTAGTTCAGAAATCTCTGCACGTTTAGTATGATTTTCTGACGTGTCAGCTATAACTATGTTGTCGTTACTTGCAATTTGACCAGAGGTCATTGCAGTCATCTGACTAATTTTTTTATCTGCCATTTAGAGTCCTTTATTTAATCTTTTGTGTTTATTCATTGAACTTGTTTTTAATTTAGTTTTGTTTGGATTGCCTATTGATGTTCTCTTTGCAATCCTAATATGTTGAGAATAATTAAATGCCTTGCGTTTAGACATTTGACCATTGCTCTTTCAATTTGTTTTTTACTTTAGTTTTTTTCTTAGTTGTTTTTTTTCTAAAAATACTTGAGTAATTATCTCTAAATTTTTTAGAGGGTAGGTGTATTCCATCTTGAGCCATTACGATACAATCGGTTCACCAGTATCTAGTTCATAAGTACGACCAGACTCTAAAACTACGTTATCACCAGTTTCTTGTATTAAAATGTTAAAGCCACCACCAGAGCCATCATCACCTTGCAAATTAAATCCACTGACATCTACTCGTCTACTTCTATACCTTGCAGGTGAACGTACATTTTTACGTTGGGTTAATCTGCCACCTAACATCTATCTAGTACAATCTGTTATGTAGCAAGTGCCAGTTTGCGTTGCAAATTTTAACACTGCAATTTTCATACTCTCTGGTATGTAAAAATATTCAATCGTATATGCAGGTAACAATGCACTACCAGTTGTTGCAGTAGGGTTCTCACCTATTTCAATATGAACATCACATGATGAAATCACTCTGTAATAACACATATTGTTATCTAATGCTGATGATTGTGCTGAACTTGAACCTACTGATACAGTTCTAGTATTGCCTAGTTTAAATGCTGTTGGATAGCCACCTATTGCCATAATAATTACCTCGTTAATGATGTTATGAAAGCAGTGCCACCACCAGTTACAGTTCTAACTGCAACTTTCTCACCAGATGATATTCCAACAAAAAACTCAGTCTTTGCAGGTATAAATGCGTCAGAGTCAGTAGCAGTTGGGTTGACCCCTATTGCATAATGTGAGTCAACAGTAGTTATAATACGCACTACCATAATACCCTCTGCAATCGCAGGTGATTGTGATGATGTTGCTGACGTTGACATTTTGTCAGTTTTTTTATCTCTATATTCCATAAAATTTAAAATTCCTAAAGATAGCAGGGTGGCTATAAGCCACCCCACTATTATTGTTTATGCGTCTGTTAAATCAAACACTCCACCATTACCAACTGGGTTTTTACACATTAGTGTGTACTCAGTTGTTAATAAGTAGCTTGTACTGTCTGAAATTTTTGCGAGCTTATCGACTGCATAATCTCTAAGCACTCCAAGACCCCATAAAGATGGGTCAAGAACTAATAAGTCTCTAGTTCTCATGTGTCTTGCAGGTGTAATAGATAAAGACCCAAAATCACTTTCATAAACTGAAATTGATGTATGTAGAGTCTTATCTTTTGCGTCTGCTTGGATTGTTGCACCACCAGTAAATGCTGATGAGATTTTTTGCTTGTTGAATGAGCCACAATAAATTTTTGTTGCGTCACCACCATTATCCCATACAGATTTTACTACTGCTTTAAGCATATCCTCTGTTAAGGCACGTCTGTTAGATGTACTTGCGTCAGTTCTAGCATTTGCGCCAGTTCCGTTTGCGTCAGCACCACCAGTACCTTTAGATGTATTAGTAGAAATCCAAGAATTGACTCCTGCTAATGCTCTTGCAGTTGTAGTGTTTCCAGTAGCTTTAGCACCATTTTGAAACAAAGATGTTTCTTGGTCAGTTCTTAAAGCCTTACCAGATTTTGCTAGAACGTAAGCACTGTACGTTGACATTCCTGCATGGTCTGTTGCGTCTTGCGTACCAGATACAGCAAAAGCCTTTGCAGAGATTTGACACATATTGTCAAGTCTTGTCATGTCAGTTTGTGCAGTAGCAGTGTAATTCTCACCCTCTAACTGTTTGTTTGTTGCAACTGGTGAATCCAGTGCGTCTTTTAGCCATTCCATTTTAGTAGAAGTAGCTTTTGATTTTGCCAATGAACTCAAAAATGGGGTATCAAAAGGCGATATGTTAGAGATAGTCTCTGATAAATCGTCTTTTAAACCTGCATTAATTTGGAACGTATTGACAGCATTTGTAGTTATAGCCATGTCGGTTATTCCTCTCTTTATTAAGTTTAAAAAAAAGAATTATTACTCAAACAAGCCTTTTAAAATGTCAGTTGCGTCTTCGATAGAACCAGTCTTTTTAAACCTTGCCATCTTATCTTGTTTTGCTTTAGCATTTTTAGTTTCTTTACTCGCAACAACACCACCTTTTAATACTGGTGTTGCACCTGCAACTTTTTGTTTCAGTTGAGGCTTACGTTTTTGTAAGGCTCTATATTTCATGCCATCAGCAATTAACTTGACATACCTATGGTCGTTCACTTGACTTATTTCATCTTGCGAGAAATCTAATTCTTGCAAATAATTTACTAAGTCTTTGTTAAAACCATCACGAGTCTCTGGGTTCTTTAACTCTGGGATTGATAAATACATTTTTTTTTGTTCTTCTTGTATGAACTTTTTATGCTCATCATTTTTTTGTTGTTCAATGTAAGCATTTTGTTGATGTATTTGTCTTGCCCTCGTTTCCAGTTCGTGTCGCTTTCGCATACCCTCAACTGGGTCAGATTGCATTAACTCGTCTAAACCTTTTGCGTCAATTTGCAGTTGTTGTCTTGCGTATTGTTGCATTTGTTCTAGTTGTGCCAATTTTTCAGATAAGACTTCTTGTTGTTTAGCTTGTTCTTCTTTGAACTGATTTCTTTCAATCGCTAGTGTTTCAGTCTTAATTCTATAATCGTTATCTCTACTATAACCTGCCTTTAATTCATCAAGACTGACATCATATTCTTGACCTTGAACCTTGACTGTATAAGTTGGTTCTGGTTCTTGTTCAGATGTTTCTTGCGTAGGTTGTTCTGTCTGTTCAACATCAGATAACTGTTCACTTTCAGCAAGACTTTCATCAACTACTGCTAAATCCGAGTCATTCGGTTGTCCAGTGTTTGGTTGTTCTTGTTCTGCCTCTGCGACCTGTTGTTCAGAGTTTTGCACTTGAGGTGTTTCACCTATCTTGTCAAGTTCGTTGTTTGCAACTCCACTTTGATTTAATAGGCCTACAATCTCGTTTGCAGTGCTTTCTAATGAGCCATCATTTTCCATGATAGTCCTTTCGTATGCTAACAAACATTAGTGTTTGCTAGATTCCTCAGTTCCCTAATGGGTTGACCTAGAATACTTTGGGTGCTTGTTTACTTTGTTCTGCTAATTCACCAGTCTGCATTATCTCTTGCAGGTGTGCTTTTACAGTTGTCAAAGTGTTATAACATAAATAGATGTTTGTGCGTTCAGCGACTTCATCAACTTTAGTTAAAAATATTTCATCTTTATAAAGAGCCTCTAGTTTTTCAAAAGCCTCTTTTAGCAAAGGTTCATCAAGCAACTGTTTTGCTTTATGACCTCTAGTTATTTCTTCATCACTCATAAATTATGTAGTTTTTTTAAATTTGCCACCTGCTTTTTTGTATTCCTGCGATAACCACATATTTGCGTATCTGCTAGGGTACACATCAAACTTTTTTTTAGCTTGAGCCTTTTTTTGTGCGTAAAGTTTTTTATTAGTTGGTTCTTTTCCCATAATTTATTCTTTTGGTACGATTGGTAAAGGTGGCAATGGACTTTCAAAATCAGCACTTGGAATATCCATTGGTCTTGGTTCTACTGGTGGTTGTATTCCTTGAGGTGGCATAGGTACATTCATAGGGTCGTTTGGTGGTATATTTGGTTGTGGCATATTATTTTTTGCAAACCCACCAATTTGTTTCATTGCCTCGACTGACAACTTAGTTTGTCTTTTAATTTCCTCTTGGTCTATCTGCCTACCATAATTTAACTCTAGTTCTTGTATCTTAGTTTCAAAGTCTAATAGTTGTTTTTCTGCTTTTAACTCAACTTCTTTTTGTTTTAGTTCAAGTTCAGCAAGTTTACGTTTATTTTCACCCTCAATCTGCGCCATTGATACTTTCTCAAATTCAGATGGTTCAGCAGGTTCTTCCTCTGGTATTGGATTTTGTTCTGGGTCTAAGAAAAATAAATCAACATTCTTTAATCCTGCGCTCTCAACCATCATTTCCAATGTATTGTAAATCTTTTTCAGATTTACTAATGGTGCTGACGGATTGCCTTGCGTTGTTAGTGCTTGTACTTGACGTTCTAAAATATTATTTAAGAAAATCATCTGTTGGTCTTGATTACCAGTACCTAATGCAGATGTTATGGATATATCACATCTATCTTTCCACTCATAAGGTTTGTAAGGTACAAACTTATTTCTAATACGAACTATGTCCTCTTTATTTTGATATTTGACAATACACTCTAGTATCTTTTTACCTAAATCATTAACACCAGTATGTGCAAATGTTCTCGCAATAAACTCAACTCTGCTTTGTGCTTGAGTCATTACTTGATTTAAACCAGTAGATGTTTGACTATTCAATGCGTCTGCATTTAACCCTTGACCTAGTTTTGTAACACCAGTTCTAGATTCTTTTAACTCATCATAATATTTTAACAATGGGTATGCAGTATCGCCTATTGATTGAACTGGCATAGTCTGTATAGACTCCATTGGATTGCCTTTAGTTCTCACAATCATGTTTGGTCTATTTGATAAAATATCAGATACGTTCACTCTGCTATCATCAATAGCAAGTCTGTTGTTCTGTATGCCATAAATATTGTCATTTAGGGCTCTCATCACATACGTTTTAACTGATTGTACGTCTTGCACTAATTCTGCTATTGAACGACCATACAATCTATGTGGCATTATAATTGGTGTTGCAGTTACAAATGGAAAACTATCATAAGGCTCATCTGACAACAAAGTTTCACCATTATTACCTGCTACCACAAATTTTCTTAATTCAGATTTATGTGTGCCAGAATAATCACACTTAACATAACACTCAAAGACCTCTACATCTTGCGTTGACAAGTCCGTTATGTCTCTTTGTATAGAATTATGAATATCACTATGCCTTGTTTGAAACTCAGTGTTCATGTCCTCAACTCGTTCTGTTGGCAAACTCATTACTGTTTCTCTATCAAAACCTAACTCTATCAACTCGCCACGAGTCATCATTTTCTTTTGTGCTATAAAATTTGCGTCATCAATGCTTTTTGCATTGCTTTCAATTAACATTTCTTCAGGTGGAATACCCTCAATACAAGTTTTACCTTTTTTGTTAATTCTATGAATAACAACATCATGCAACATTGCAGTTGGTTGAACATCTATAACTGGTTTAGGCTCTTGTTCCATACCCATCATGTTCGCCTCATATTCTTCATGGGTTGCAAATGGGTGTACTGTACCATCTGGCATTGTGTGTGTTTCTTCCATGCCCATAGGTGCAACTGGCTCTTGCTGATAATCGCCAGTTGGATTCTCATCTACATATTCAGTATGTTCTATGACCTCAACATCATTATCATCAATCAGCATTAAATATTCATCATCAGATAAACCCTCATAGCTTTCTCTTACTACTTTGTCGGTATATTCGTGATAAACTTTTAAAAACCCATTTTTTTCTAACAATGCGTCTTTTAAAAAGTTGTGCAGTAAAACCCACCCATTATTTTTTTTAAAAAATATGTGGTTTATATAATCAGTAGATTGCTCTGCTATCTCAACATCTTCAACACCCACTGGCTCACAATGAAACAGCTTGTTTGATTGCGTAAAGATACGCATTAGGTTTGCCATTAATGGTTCGATTGCGTCAGATACATCACTAGATATAACTTTAGACCTACCATCTACCTCATTACCCATTGGGTTACCAAGATAGTAGTCTAATGCAGTTTCCCTAGTCTTAGATAAGTTGCCAGAGTAAAATCCTTGAGCATTGGCAATATGTTTGCCTACTAACGATTTAACCTCGTCAGCAGTCATCATTTTATGTTTTTTTGCCATTACCTTTTTTTACCTTTGCCTTTTTCTTCTTTTTTACCTTTTTTGTTGTATTGAATAATCATACTAATCCTATGCTTTCTATTTTTAATGGTTCATTCCAGTTACCTCTGTTTGCAGTACCCATCAATGCCATGCCATATCTTAGTGCGTCAGCACAATGACTATGCTCGTTATGGGCAGGTCTATCTCGGTAAACTCGGTGTCTGGAGTCATAAACTTTGGAATATGATTTTAAATGGTTAATGCCCTCTGCACATCTACCCTCATCAAACCAAAAATTTTCAAAATTATGTCTTACTGTTGCAATCCCATCTGCAACTGGTAATTTTGGTGCTATTTCTAAATTCGTTAGACCTAATTCTTGTAAAATTTGAAATCTTGATACTCCAAGACTTAAATCTCTTACTCTAACGTCATGTGGTACAATAATTCTCGAATAATTGTACGATTTTTTATCTAAAAGGTCTGCCAAATGTTGCAAACCCTCACCTTGATATTCAACAAAATCAATAAATCTGTATTCATGCTTATTTCTTTGCACAAACCAAATAGATGTTGCGTCATTTATTCCTAAATCTATGTAAACTTCGGTTTCTAAGTCTAAATCTTCTTCTAGTTTGCAAATACGACCCTCATCATAGGCCTTTTGCACATAACCACCATAATATGAGCCAGTAATATTAGCCTCAAAACTACATTCAAACTCTTGGTCGTATGCGTCTTGACCCATTTGTTGTTTTGCGCTCTCAAGTTCCTCATTAGGAACAACCTTAGTTAATGAAACTGGCATTAACATATTAGCCCAGTCATCACCAGATTGCTCAGACTCGGCATATTTAAATATTTTATATAAATAATTCTGTAATTTTGGTGTACCTACAAAGACACATCTGGTCTTTTCACCATTCATATCATTTCTATCAACTAATGCAGGTCTAATAATCTGGTTAAATAATTCTTCTTCCATCATTTGAACCTCATCAAGTACGCAATAGTCAATATATCGACCTCGAATCTTATCTTGGTCTAAACTGCCCACTATCTGCATACGACTTCCATTTGGAAAATCACATCTTAGTTCAGTTTGATTAAACTTGACGTTGGGTATGTCTTTGGTCAGTTGTTGCCAATAGTCAAAGTGTATTGCCTTACCCATACCAATAGTTGGTGTAATTATATATCCTCGCCAATTTGGTTTTTTGGTTTTCAAGGCCTCACGAATGAGGTGCATACTTAAAGCCAGACTTTTTCCAAATCGCCTATGACAAACTGCTACTACAAATCTATGGTTTTCTATAAGTTCGTGTAATTCAGCTTGATACTTTCTTGGCTTATAATCCAAGACTATATTCGGCATAATGTTTATTTAGTATTTAGGTGCTTTACTTTTAATTCTATTTACTTCTTTTTTAGACATATTAACACCAGTAGTACCTTTTATCTGCAAGTTCATTAACCTTTGCATTTCAGCAAGTCTTTTTTGTTCATCAGCAGACATAATCGCACCATAAACAGTTTTAACCATATCTTTAAAATTTGTCATAGAATGATACTCCCTATAATGGCTACAACTATTATTGCACCTGCTATTTTATATTTGTTTGGTGTGTTATCCCACTTTTCTTCGAGCCACCATTTAAAATCATCAAACATATTAACCTCTCAATGTATTGTTGTGTTTGTGTGTAGCGACCTATAAATTTTAGAACTTTCTAAGTTTAGGTCGTGAAAACTTAGTTTTTTATTTTGTAGAATATCGTAAAGATTATCTGCAAAATCTTCTCTGTTGTCCTCTGATACAAAACCCCCCACTGTCATAATTACTAGGTCGGATTCCTCGTCAATAAAGACATTGAATATGTAATCTTTCATGTAAAACCCTCTAACTGTGTGTTTGAACTACCCATCTGCACCTGCGCCAGACGCAAAAATAAAATGGGGTGTCAAATCGCAGAAAACCCCCACTTTTTGAGATTAAATCTCAGAATTTATTTAACCAAAATCGGATAACATTAATTAAATCAATAACTTAGTCTATAAATTTACTTGAATTGAAGTGAAAAAGAAAAAAAAATACAATTTTTCTTCGTGAGTCTTGGTCAACTTTTCAAGGTTCTGCAATGGGTGAATTAGTTATTAAAGTATTGATTCGCTTAACTTCTCTTATGACTTCCAACTAATAACAAGTGGTTCATTATCTGCATTATTTAGGCTTATTTGTTGAGTTGTGCCATAAGTTTTGGGCATTAGCTTGGACAACTCGTACTGAACTTGACCCTGTTTAAGTTTCATTGCATTAACTCTGGCCATACTGACTCCTTTTGGGTCAATGCTATCCTTGCATAATTGATTTAATTCTTCTTTGATTGTACTTAATTCATAATCTAGTGCGCTTATTTTGGCTTGATGGTACCGATTTA